GTAACTATGACTCCATGATGCCATATTATTTTGCGAAACGATGTTATGCATACTTGTTCTCCTTTTAAACTTTACTCATGATGTAGAGAAGTTTCAGTGCATCTTGTTGTTCCTCTTGTGTGTAGGTTTCCCTGACTGATATTATTTATGCAAATTATGTGTGTAATCCCTGATACATTTTACAAAAATAAATGCCTACTAATTTATACCTAAATATATTTTTTAAACTGTGAGGGAAGGAGTCGAACCTTCAAGTCCCGCCAGGAACATCAGTTAAACAGACTGACACGTTTACCAGTTTCGTCACCTCACAATGATGCTCTATGAAAGAGCAGTCATTAGACGTTGCATACCGATTCCTCCACCACTTCTAGGAAAGAAATCAAACTCAAGGAACTTCTCAAGTTCTGCTTCTACTCTTTCCTTACCAAATAAATTAATGATCAGTTGAGCATACTGTCCATCTGATATAGTGTAGAATGTTTCACGCATCTGTTCCTTATCAGTACTACGTTCTGCACTACCGATAGTTTCCATACCATTTAATATAACATCAATCTTCTTACTGGTACCATCTTCATTACGTGCCATGTTCCAGAAAGGTGATGTCCACTCAGGGAACTTAGTAATCATACCTCTAGAGATCTCTTTCTCATGTTCATGATCTAATTCCTTAGTATTGAACTGATTAGTCCAGTCATCATAGGTCTGTATAGAATCTATCTCTAAAGGAATACCCAAGTGCTCACATAATTCTAATTCCATATCTTGAAGTGCATCTACCCCTCCATGCATTTCAAACTCAAACATAGGGAAGATAACTTCATGTCTTCCTTCTACAGGATTTGGTTCTTGTCTATAAGATGTTGACACACAGAAGAAACCAGGTGCTTCTGGATTTCTAAGCAGTTCATATTCCAACCACATCTGACCTGTCTGAGGTAATGGCCATATCTCACCATTGTATTCATAGGTTGCTACTGTCTCTGGATCTTCACAGGCAGCAAGGATACTTAAACGATTTTGGGTATGGACTTCATAGAAACCTTTGGCCAAAAAAAAGGAGCGTAAACGCTCCAGTGTCTTAGTATATTTCTTTGGTTCAATCAAGCTTGTCATTAATTTTGCTCAAACTGATAATATTTAGCATATTGATATTTTGCTAAATATCTCTATATGAACACTATGTCATGTCACATTTGGCTATATCAAAAAAGAATGAGGTATTTTTGCGTGTTCAAGCAGAACCTCATGTATATTATGAATTAGCAGATCAGTTTACTTTTGAAGTACCTGGAGCAAAGTTTTCACCTGCCTATAAAAAGAAATTTTGGGATGGTAAGATAAGACTCTTTAATACCCAGACTGGAGAAATATATATTGGTTTATTAGATAGAGTTATACAATTTTGCAAAGATCACGGATATACTTACGAATTTAAAAAGAACGATTATTACGGTCTTCCTTTTGAAGTCAACGAAATGATCTCAAAAGAGGGTGTCAAGGATTATATGACTGCCATCTCTAAATATCAACCCAGAGCATACCAGATTGATGGAGTATATGATGCCTTACGACATAATAGAAAGTTATTGATATCTCCAACTGCTTCAGGAAAGTCGCTGATGATATATTCGATTGTGAGATATTTCGTTGAAAAAAAGAAAAATATTCTGATAGTTGTTCCAACGACTTCCCTTGTAGAACAAATGTATAAAGATTTTGCAGACTATGGATGGGATGTTGGTTCATATTGTCACAAGATATACGCAGGTAAAGAAAGAGAGACGGACTCTCAAGTCATCATTACTACCTGGCAATCAATCTACAAACTTCCCCGAAAATATTTTGAGAGATTCTCTGTTGTGGTGGGGGATGAAGCTCACCAGTTTAAATCAAAGTCACTTATATCTATAATGACAAAATTGCACCAAGCAAAATATAGGTTTGGATTTACTGGAACTCTTGATGGAACACAAACACATAAATGGGTTCTTGAGGGATTGTTTGGACCTTCCTATAAAATCATTAAAACTGACGAGTTAATGAAGAAAGGGCATTTGGCAAAACTGGATATCAATGTACTTCTATTGAAACACCCACCGAATAAATTTGAAAACTTTGAAGAAGAGGTTCAATATATTATTGGACATACACGTAGAAATAACTTTATTAAAAATCTTGCATTAGATTTAAAGGGTAATACTTTAATATTATTTGCTAGGGTAGAAGGACACGGAGAACCATTATACGATTTAATAAATAGTAACAAGAATAATGATCGGCATGTATTTTTTGTTCACGGTGGAGTAGATACTGAAAGTCGTGAAAGTGTTAGAGAAATAACGGAGCAAGAAAAAGATGCTATAATAATTGCATCCTATGGAACTTTTTCTACAGGAATTAATATCAAAAATTTACACAACGTAATATTCGCATCACCCTCCAAATCCAGAATCCGCAATCTTCAATCCATCGGTAGAGTCCTTAGAAAAGGAAACAAAAAAACAAAAGCAACCTTATATGATATTGCCGATGATATCAGTTATAAGTCAAGAAAAAATTATACCCTAAATCACTTAATTGAAAGAATCAAAGTTTACAACGAAGAAAATTTCGATTACGATATTGTAAACATACCACTAAAGAACTAATGGGCGAGGAATTCTACGCAAATATAAAATTAATATCTGGAGAAGAAATTCTTGCAACTGTTTGTATTGATGAAACTAATGATGAGCCTATAATTATTGCACAATGTCCTGTAACAATGAAAATGATGAATGCTGGACAAGGATCTTATATTAAAGTAAAACCTTGGATGGAATTATCTAATGAAGAAATGTTTCTTATAAAACCAGATAAAATTATAACAATGACTGAAATTAGAGATCCAAAGGTCATTGCCATATATGAAAGATATTGTATGGAAGAGGAAGACGATACTTTAAATCTCAACAGATTACATGGAAAAGTTACTGTATCTGAAGAAATGGGATATATCTCTAGTGTAGAAGAAGCTAGAGATTTATTTGAAAAATTATTCAACAGCCCTTTAAAGGAAGATAAAGAAAGCTAATCGTTCCCCTTCAACCCTGACAAAGTTATTCTACTTGTATAAATGGAACTTGTCAAGTAGGAAAAATATGTTATAATACCTATATGTTAAGACGGGAACAATGATGTTATGCCAAAAAAGAAATCGGAACATTATGTTAATAACAAAGAACTTTTAGAAGCACTCATTGTTTATAGAGGAAAGGTAGCGGAGGCAAAGGAGAATGATCTTCCAAAACCACGTATTACAAATTACCTTGGAGAGTGCTTTCTAAAGATTGCTACTCACTTATCATACAAACCTAATTTTGTGAATTATATGTTTAGGGATGATATGATATCCGATGGTATTGAAAATTGTGTACAGTACATCCATAACTTCGATCCAGAGAAGTCTAGGAATCCATTTGCATACTTTACTCAGATTATTCATTACGCTTTTCTCAGGAGAATACAGAAGGAGAAGAAGCAGTTGGATATTAAGACAAAAATAATTGAAAGAACTGGATTTGAAGAAGTAATGGTAGTTGATGACGGAGCACTTGCTGGTAAAAGTTCTGATTATAATACTATTAAAGATAACATTGTCTATAAGTCAAATAGATGATAACTGCAATTTTTCCTACTCTTATTCATGAACTTAAAGTAGATGATTTCCCGTCAATAAAAGATCAACTAATTGAATTTGTTTATGAAGAGCAAAGGAAAGATTCTGAAGGAAATAAAATTTCAAATATAGGAGGATGGCAGTCAAATTCTCAGTATAATTATGATAATATTTTATTCAATACTATTAAACAAACAGTTGTATCATATCTACAAACAAATAAGATCTTCGGTAGCGATATATTTTTGGATATAGATTCTCTTTGGATGAATATTAATAATAGAGGAGATTATAATGATCTTCATAATCATCCTCTTTCTGATTGGGTAGGGTGTTTTTATATTAAAACTTTTAAGGATTGTGGTGGCATTATTTTTGATTCACCTCATACTTATACACAAGGTAAAGAACTTCATTGGTATAATGAAGATATTAAAGAAAAATATAATTTCTATAATCAATGGGAATGGTATCAACCAGAAGAAGGTACAATATTTCTTTTCCCACCCTCAATTCAACATAAAGTTAGTCAAAATAAAACCGATAATGATAGAATATCCGCTTCCTTTAATATGCAACTTAGATTAGAACGATGAAGATAGCAATAATAACAGATACCCATTATGGAGCAAGAAAGGGATCTAAACATCTACACGATTATTTTGAATTATTCTATAAGAATGTCTTCTTTCCATCTTTAGAAGAGCATAATATAGATACTGTTCTCCATATGGGAGAT